CACTCCGCCAATCTCTACCGGCATCCTCGCCATCATGAACTGCACGCTCTTCCTCTCCACCTTCGCCTGCCGCATGAGCCTCTGCACGATAAACCCCGCCGAGAACCTTGCGCATCTTTTGTCCTTCCAGACGATGAACCCCTCGCTGTCGTCGGCCCGGCAGATATACCAGTCACCCGTCTCGTCGTCGTGGGCGAAGTTCACCCGTCCGCCGCCGAGGATTCCTAATTCGATTGACATCGTCTTTGACAGATAGACAGTCCCCCTGCTGTCAAGGTTGATGGTCCGCTTACCCTTGTATGTGACTTCCTGCGGACGGGAGTTTTCCCTGTTGTATACTATCAGTGCCATAATTGTCCTTCTTTTATCGGTTGAACTGTTTTTGTTTTTCAATACATGAAGCTTTCCACCGCCAGCATCTGACTTCTCCATGCGAAACCGCTGTGGGTACGTACCGCGTCCACTATCCTGCATACTTTCTGCGATATGGCCGATGCCGAGATACCCATGCATTCCGCCAGCGCCTTGAACGAGAACTGCGCTTCATAGAACCTGAGCATGAACATCCGGTATTCCTCGTAGGAGAACTTCTGCCTTACGAAACGCAGTATGTCTCTTACCAGCCGCTCGCACCCGTTCAGGTCGTCCTCGGAAAGGAATTTTGCCTCCTCGCCACATCGGAGGAAGAAATCATCTTCAGGGTGTGCATACCGGTTCTCCCTTTTAATCTTTATCAGGGCCGCCTTTTTGTAGCATCCGATGAAATACGCGTCATAGTCCGTTATGTCCTTTCCGGGAACCAGCACCTGCCTTCTTACGAAAAGGTAGGTGTCATGGAAATTGTCCTCGTCCAGCATTCCGTACCGGCGTAACGTCCCTCTCAACCTGTCATAGGATTTTGTGAACCACTCGTTGAACAGTCTTTCCTTTTCTGCGCTCTTGTCTGCCATAACCTTATATTTTTTTGAGTTATACATGGCCTACACGGGTAGGCATTCTTATTTCTTGTGCTTCCTCCAGTTTGTTTTTCGGCGGTCTCCGGCAAGGCTTGCCGTGAAAAAATACGCTCACGCAAAGCGTGAGGAAGATTTTTTCACGAGCAACCAGCCCGCAGGGCCGCCTTGCGGGACCGGCCTGAAAAACAACTATTTTTGCCGCAAGAAATGAGGATGACGGATTCCTTCTGTCTATTGCCTGTCCGGTGAGAATCTAAAATACCATGCAGCTTTTCTGTCTTCGGCATACTTGGAGAAATATTCAAGGATATGGAATGAGAACGGCAATACGTGATATTGCAGAAGGAGCGGAAATGGGATTGGAAACAGGAAGCATGTCCGGGCTTTCATGCGGTTTATACGGCAGTGTTGATTTTGGGGAGGATTACAGGGAAGTGACAGGAAGGTTAGCCGTTCCGGAGAAATTGTATGTGTACGTTTGTTCCTTCTGGAATACGGAGTCTTTTAAAATCATGGAAGACCTCATTCGGGAATGTGTTCCGAACAATACCCCGCCACGGAACGGTTATGACACTTGATATCAGGCTGTAAGCCGTTCCGTAGCTTCAGTATCCCATATCCCATGCATGAATGTGGATCAGGCGGCATTTCACCTCCTTGCCCCGTTTACGGACATGCCGATGCGTTGCCTGCCGGAATTCTCATTCAAGCAGTTTTCGTCCGCCATCATCTTCCAACACACGCATTTGCTGGATGGCTATCCGGTTCAGTCTCACGAGCCGTTCGCCTTGCGGTATGCCCTGGTCTATGAATACGGCGTTCAGGTTTTCCATATTGGAGAGGCAGATCAGTTCATTGATGGAGGCATAGTCACGGATATTGCCCTTCAGACCGGGATTCTGCTCACGCCACATCCTGGCGGTCATCCCGAACATGGCTACGTTGAGCACGTCCGCCTCTTCCGCATAGATGACGCCGGCCTGTGCGGGGGTGACTTCCACCGGTATCAGGTTCTGCCTGATGGCATCGGTATGTATGCGGTAGTTGATCTTTGACAGTTCCCGTTTCGCACTCCAGCCGAGCTGGGCCTGTTCCTCCTCTTTCAACCGCTGGAACTCTTTCAGCAGGTACAGCTTGAATTGAGGGGATACCCACGTGGCGAACTCGAACGCGATATCCTTGTGTGCGTAAGTCCCTCCATAGCGTCCGGCCTTGGCGATGATACCTTTGGAGTTGGTCTTTTCCACCCATTGTTTGACGGAAAGGATGAAACGGTTCAATCCGGCCTCGTTTTTAATTCCCTCGAATTCGGGGGAATTAAAATCCGGATTGTACATCTCCTCCCATATGCCCAGAAACTCGACGGTATTCTTGTTACGCAACCACTTTTCAATAAGGGCGGGACCGTTTTCCATATTGCGGACCATGTCGGTCAGGGAGATATAATCCTTGTCATTGTACGTGATGACTGTCACTTCTGTATTTTGGACTTTAATTTTAGCCATGTTCTTTTAACGGTTATTCGGTTATTATTGGTTCGATGTACAAATGTACGGTGTATTTTCCGGAATGGTCCTCCATATCCGGAAAAGTTTGTGTCACGCCGCCTGTTGCGACAAGCCGTTTCTACCAAGGAAAGGGCAGGCAATACCGGCTGACGTGGATACAGGCGGAACAACTCGCATATGCAATGCAGAGGGAGCAGGAGAGCCTTCACCACAGCCGGAGAGGAAAGCGGTCTCATGCCGGGGTACGGCATGAAAAGGGGCTCCCGGACAGTTCTTTTCCTTGTCGCACATGCACTACGTCGGTCGCAGTTTTCGCCTTCTGAATCCCTTTTACGTCCGTCCCTGCGCTTTCGGAGCGTTTTTCCGGTAGAAAATTTCACCATGCGGAAATTTTCTACCGGAAACCGAAGGGAAAACGCGGAGTCCCGCAGGGACGGACGAACTTTGATGAGGAAGGGGAAAATCGTCCGTTTCATAAATACCATTTCCTCATATGGCATCGCATATTTCCTTCTCCATCTTTTCCAGCTTATGGGACAGGATTTCCATGTCGCTGCTGATCTTCTGGTTGGTTATCCGGGCATATATCTGGGTGGTTTTCAAATCCGTATGCCCCAAAAGACGGCTTACGGTCTCGATGGGCACACCGTGCGAGAGCAGCACGGTGGTGGCGTTCGTATGCCGGGCAACATGATAGGTCAGCCTTATCTTGAAACCGCACTGCCTGCCAAGTTCCTTCAATATGGTGTTGCATCTGCCGTTGCTCGGTACCGGAAATACATGATCGTCCTTGGACAGCCCCTTGTACTTCTCTATGATGCGCTTGGGAACGTCCAGCAGGCGGATGTTGGACTCGGTGTTTGTCTTGCGCCGGCGGGTGATGATCCAGAGGTTGCCGTCGAAGAAGGTCTGGAGCCGGTCGGTCGTCAGCGCCTTCACGTCCGCGTATGCCAGTCCGGTGAACACAGAGAAGATGAAGAGGTCGCGTACCAGTTCGCAGGTCCCGCTTTTCACCGGGGTCTCCATCAACGTCTGTATCTCACACTCCGTCAGGTAGCCTCGGTCAACGCTCTCGGGGGAATTGATGTACCCGGCGAAGGGGTTGAAGGGAAGCGCACCGCTGTTGCGGGCGATGGAGATGACGTGCTTGAGCCCGATCATGTAACCCCATACGGTATTGGTGCGGCATTTCTTCTCCGTACGCAGGAAATACTCGAAGTTGTTGATGAACGTCAGGTTGAGTTCCTTCAGGGGAATGTCGTCACGGCGGTACACTTTCGGGACGAACTCGCAAAGGTGCCTGTATATGGTACGGTAGCGGTTGTATGTTCCCTGCACGCGGCTGTGTCCCACTTTCTTGATGAACTCCTCGTTGTGCTGCTCGAAGAGTTTCAACAGCGTCTCGCGTTTCACGCCCAGCCCGAGGCAGGCGTCCCTCAGCCTGGCGGCGGTGACATAGCCGTCGGACTGCATCAGTTCCTGGTAACGGCGGTTCACGTCCACGCGTATCCGGTCAACCTCCGCATTGATTTTCTGCGCCTCGGCGCTCTTGCCCGTAGCACGTGCCGTTTTCACGTCCCAAAGTTTCGGAGGTACGTCCAGTTTACAACTGAACTGCTTGATTTCACCGTCCACCGTAAGACGGCACATCAGGGGGAGATAGCCGTTGGCTCTCTCGCTGCCCTTCTTCACGTAGAAGAGGATTTTGAAAGTCGATCTGCTCATACTCGTTTTCATACTTTTTTGATCGTTACAAAGTTAATATCAAGCGAGTTGTCCTCAGGTATGAAAAACTGTGCAAATTACTGAAATAGAACCCGTTGTGCCGTTTCTTATTCCCGTTATATCAGTAACGATATGGGAACTGAAGTCTTTCGCTGTTTTTAGCGGATCTCCTTTTTCAGCTTATGCAGTATTATGAGTTAAACACCTAACTGCTTAATAGACTGCATTCTTGCTGTATTATCATCAACCTTGCTTTTTCTTGCTGCGTTTACTTTATAAAAAACTTATTACTCATTAAAGGAATTTGAACTTTCTTTTGGGAAAAATGCTATTGAAAGAGCAGATGATTTTCAGCAGTACATCGAACAACTAAATACTTTTGGATTCAAAAGTTATTGGATAACTTCAAGTTCTGGTATTGGGGTGATCATGAACATAGAAGGATTCGATGAATCTGTCATTGCATTTATATCCAATGACTATTTAGGCATGCCACAAAAAGAGGAAGCCAAACAGGCCGGTTTAGATGCTATCAAAAATATGGAAGCAATGCTTACGAAGCTCAAGTAATTAGCAACTATCTTGATATTCATCAACAATTAAAGAAAGAGATTCCTTTGTAAAACAAGAAGATACCATATTATTTTCATCAGGATTTGGAGCTTATTCCGGTATCCTAAGAGCCTTGTTAGGTAAAATGATATAACCCCTTATATCCACACAAGCACAATGCAGGATTGAAAGGGACGAATGTAAAACGGATTGGGATTTTGAGTAAAAGGGCCACCGGCAGGCAGCCGGCAGGTCCAATGAAGAATACGAAATCAATCTGTACAGAAGCCTGCCTGACAGCCTGAACCTGTACCATAAAAAAAGTCGAGCTGAAGCGGCAACCTGGATATGGATGAAAGACTCATTTTGTCCTTGAAGGTATTACCTTGAAGATCCTCCTGTATAGCTGACCACCACATAACGGGAGGACATGTATCGAAATTCATGCGCAACTGTGCCGGAGCCTTCCAGAAACAGTTAAGACAGTTGGAATCTTCCGGGAAGTCAATACCTTTGTCCTGCCAGTAACGCTGGATATCATAGTGGGTGATACGGTCTTCTATGAGAGGAAACTCACCCACACGCCAATGAATATCCTGCCAACGGTTAATCCAGCGGCAGGACCGCTCCTGCCACTCGGCCATATAAGCGAACTTGAAATTATCGGTAAAACGCAATGCCCGTTCCTGTTCGTCGTAACGGTAGCCTATCCTCATACGAACGGGCAGTTCGTGGTAAAAATACAAAAATTCAAAAATAGGCTGCATTTTCAAGACGGTTGTACAAAAACGTTTGGTCCGATTGGGAATAGCACGCTTACGGCGTATCATTTCCTCCCAGCCCATACCGCGTAACCAGATAATCTCTCGGCCTATTCGCTGTTCGAGGTCGAAAATAACCTTGAGGACTTTCGGGTCCTCTGAAGTGGCCACAAATTCAGGATAATGTGAGCAATACTTCTGCAACCTGTCATTGACCATCTGCTTCATGCGCTTGTCGATAGTTGCTCCGGCATTGTGACAATCAATGCAACAAAGCGCAAAGACTTCGATATCTGCCGGGTAATGTACGGCAATGTAGGAAGATGTTTTTCCTCCAGACAAACTGTTTACTGTCTTCATTATTTTATATTTGATTTCAAATAACTATAAAAGCGAAAGGTATTTCACAATGTTTGAGGTGAGAAAGAATGTATCTCATCGTCTTAAAACTATGATGCTGTGAACCACAGACACAGCTTAATATCATACAATGTGAACACGTCATATTGTAACGGTGTGTCACTTTAACATTGAAATTATTGATACAAATACTATCCATAAACATTAATTCCGTGAAGAGGGCTTACAGCTCTCGCCACCTGTAAACTGTATAATATCTGTGTGCTCCTCACAATGGTGACACCAGTTGTTGTCATTGTCATCAATGCCAAGATAATCGACGAATTTATTATTTTCGTTTGGCCTGACCCAAGCAAGAGTTTCGACATCTGATGAACCGCACTCCTCACACACCCAATCTGGAGCATCTGTATCCGGCAAAAAGTTATTAAGACGTAACCAATGAACAAGCCCCAATAAGCTTTCAAGAAGAATCGTATCAAGTGGAACATCATACTCGCTACAATCCTTGTCATCAACAGTACACATCAGCCTGTCATCCGGTGCAAGATAAATATCGTACAGCATGGCACTCTCATATCCACCGGCAGTACAAGCCATACCTCTCTTGAAAACAACAGCCGGAACATCATCGTACATATCTTCGGAATCGTGTTCCATGTGGTGAATCCCCACATTCTTGTAAAACGTTCCAAGACATCCTCCGACTCTGACAACGGCCTGGCGCACCAGCGTGGCAAGATGCTGCCGAATGGCTTCACTCTGAAGCAAGAAAGGGTCCTTACGCATACGAGATTTCAGTTCGCAAATGACATCGTTGTATATGACATCAAACGGGGAATGGCCATCATGCTCAAAGACATACTTATCATTGTCGAAACCATACTTTACGGATATTACCTTACAAAACAATTCGTATTCGTGTTGAGCTAATTTCTGAATATTATCTTCACTATAAGGTACAGGGAAATACAACGGCTGCATGAGTTCGGTAATCCCCCTAAAAAGCTGTTTCTTGTCGATATTCTCTAAATTCATAAAATTATCCGATTAATATAAAACAACGAACATTGAATCACCAAGGTTACTAAATCAAACGAACCCAATAGTCCAGACTGTTAAAACTCTCGTCGTTGACGCAAGACAGAAATTCTTCAACGGTATATTTCCTGACCGAATCTTCATTGTCGGTACTATTCTCATAATCGGAAAGAATATCCTCATCAGACGCATCGCGGCTAAAACGATTGACAGGATAAGCATAAACCCCACGTTCGGAAAGAGGATGCACTTTTTCAGTTTGTTTTAAGATACTCATAACAAATAATATTTAAGAAGTTAATTAAAAACATTTGTTTCCCTTATGTCCCGGCTTACTCCGCCCGGAGGAAATTGTCGATTTTTCTGCCCCAAAGTTTGCACTATAGTGAAGACAAGTGTTTCTTGAAAAATACTCTCCAAAGGAGGAAGATTTTTCAAATGAAAAGCAAAGCATCACTTGGCAAAACGTTCAGGGGCAAACTAACTTTGCAGATAAAATGACATCACCTAACGGGCGACAACGGGTATAATGCAATAGAGATATAAGAGATTCGTATGATAAGAAAGATTTTTGCAGACACGTCATTGGCAGATATTGGAAAACATTCCAGGCCACCCACCATCTTTGCAGTGGCAAGATAAAAAAGCTTTGTAGAACGAAATAATATAATTATACTTTTATTCAATAATATAATTATATAACGAAATAAAGATAAGTAATATAATAACATTGAAAATACAATATTCATCATATAGCATTATATATCACTGCTTTATATAAATTTATCGATTATACAATTATATAAATATACTTGCAATATTTATATAATTATATAATGAATATTTTGATATTATAAGAGTATTATCTATATTTGCAAACAGCAAAAAACTAAAACCTAAAGTGGCATGGAAAATAGAATTGTATTATTCAGCAACATCAAAGGAGGCGTAGGGAAAACAACCCTCTGCGCACTATTTGCAAGTTATCTTGCAGAAAACGGTATTCCGGTAATTGCCATAGATGCCGACCTTCAGGCGTCACTCTATCGCCACCGTCAAAGAGAACAAGATGTAGCAGTCGGAGTACAGGCTCCATGGAATGTCGATTTGCTTGACACTACGGATAGCAAACAACTAAAAAAGGTAATGACACAGCTTAAAAAGGTTCCCGGCGTTGTCCTAATTGATTGTCCCGGAAACCTGAACGACCGCAACCTTGAGTATATCTATAAGAGTGCTGACACAGCTGTAATTCCGATTTCATTTGATCCCGACACCGTAGATGCAACCGGCATTTTCATAAAGGCCCTGAAAAGTATATCGGAAGCCCAACTTGTGTTTATGCCCAACCGCATTATCACCTCGGAAAGAAAATCAGAAGAATTGAGGCAGAGAGCCCAAACTACAGAACTTCTTGGTCTGGTAGGAACCGTCACGCCGACAATAAAACAAAGTGTCACTGTGAAACGCTATACAACTTTGTACCCCTTGGAGAAGGCCCAACTGGATATTGTAAAACCGGCATTCAACAAGATTATGGAAATTATCAAATAAAAGATGAGTATGAAAAGAAATGAGAGACCTACAATAGACAATCCTTTGGCTAATATGGGGCTTGACCAGATAGTGCGCGGCATAACACAGCCGAAAACATTGAAAGATATAAAAGAGGAACAGGCGCAGGATGAAAAGGAAAGTCCCGAAAAGAAAACTAAAACAAAAAGAACGAGCAAAAAACTCTTTGAAGAAAATATAGTCAAATATACCGGTGTCGGGGGACAAGGAGAAGCAATCTGGCTACCAAAAGAAGTAAAAAAGGAATTAGAAAAAATCCGTGTTAACTCGAACAGGAATATTCCTCTTAGGACTCTTGCATCGGCGATTATTATGACGTATATTGAAGAAAACAAGGAAAAGCTTGAAAATCTGTAACTGATTGGCCAACAGCCTATATTAGTCAACAAGACGGCATTAATTGTATAATTACATAGTTATATAATTATTGAATTATATAATCATGTAATTATATAA